CTCAAAAAGTTTGAAAGCACTGTCAGATGTTGCACTCAGAATGGCATTAGAGGTGGATCAGCGACTGTCCACTTCCCCATCTGGCACCGAGAAATCGAAGACATAATAGTATTAAAGAACAATAAAGGAACAGAAGATAATAGAGTAAGAAAACTTGATTACAGTATCCAACTATCCAAATTATTTTATGAAAGGTTTATCGAAAATAAAGAAGTCTCGCTTTTTTCCCCTCATGATTGTCCTGGTTTGTTTGAGAGTTTTGGGACCGATAAGTTTGATGAGTTATATCGCTATTACGAAGATGATAAATCCGTCCCACGAGCAACAATCGGAGGTCAAGAACTGATACTATCTCTATTGAAAGAGAGAGCAGAGACAGGACGTATATACTTGATGAACATTGACCATGTTAATACTCATAGTTCATTCAAAGATAAGGTAAGCATGAGTAACCTCTGTCAAGAGATCACTCTACCGACAGATCCTATCAGTCATATAGATGACGCAGGAGGAGAGATAGCATTGTGTATATTATCTGCTATCAATGTAGGTAAGATAAGAAGACTAACAGAACTAGAAGGACTATGTGATCTAGCAGTCAGAGGACTAGAAGAACTGATAGACTATCAGAACTATCCAGTCAAGGCAGCAGAGCGTAGTACAATAGCACGTCGTTCACTTGGTATAGGTTACATAGGACTAGCACATTACCTTGCTAAGAATGGTGAACACTATGCTGACAAGGGTGCATGGAAGTTGGTTCATGACCTCACAGAAGCATTCCAATACAACCTTTTGAAGGCATCAAACAACCTAGCAAAAGAGCGAGGAGCATGTGATGGTTTCCAACACACAAAGTATTCTGATGGAATACTTCCTATTGATACATATAAGAAGGAGGTAGACGAGATAGTAGAAAATACACTTGCTTATGATTGGGATTCTCTACGCGATGACATCAAAGAGTTCGGTCTTAGACACTCAACATTGTCCGCACAGATGCCATCGGAGAGCAGTTCCATTGTGTCTAACGCTACCAACGGAATTGAACCACCAAGAGATTACTTGTCCGTTAAGAAGAGTAAAAAAGGACCACTCAAACAAATTGTACCCCAGTACAATACTTACAGGAATAACTACACTCTTCTCTGGGATATGGAATCAAATGAAGGATACATTAAAATAGTTGCAGTTATGCAGAAGTTCTTTGACCAAGCAATTTCTGGTAACTGGTCATACAATCCAGAAAACTACCCTGATAATAAGGTACCTGTATCTGTCATGGCAGGAGACCTACTTGCAACCTATAAGTATGGTTGGAAAACAAGTTACTATCAGAACACCTACGACATCAAGAAAGACGAAGAGACACCAGACAACACTGAGGTGCTTGACAATTTGATAAACGATATTATGTCAGGCAACGAAGCAGAGTGTGATGCGTGCAACGTCTAATATATTATTAACAATAAATGCACACCGAACCGAGGACGAGAATGGGGACCACTGTCTTTAATTCCAAGAAGAATAACACAACAACACAACCAATGTTTTTTGGGGCACCCCTAGGGATGCAACAGTATGTCAACTTTAAGTACCCAGACTTTGACAAGTTGACACAGACACAACTAGGATACTTTTGGAGACCAGAGGAAGTATCACTACAAAAAGACAGAGGGGATTACAAAACCCTAAACGAACAACAAAAACACATATATACAAGTAACTTGAAGTATCAAATCCTATTGGATTCGGTACAAGGTAGAGGACCAGGGATGGCATTCACTCCTTACTGTTCTCTTCCTGAGTTGGAAGGTTGCATGGGTGTCTGGCAATTCATGGAACAAATCCACTCTCGTTCTTATACTCATATCATTAAGAATGTATATCCAGATCCTGCTGAGGTCTTAGACACTGTACTAGACAACGAAAAGATCATAGCAAGAGCAAAGTCAGTAACAAAAGCATACGATGAATTTCTAGATCGTGCAGGAGCATGGGCAGAAAGTAACATGTGGAAGAAAGACTGGAAAGGTTCTCCGACTACTGACTGGACAATGAAAGATATGAAACGTTCTCTTTACCGTGCTATTGCCAATGTTAACATCCTCGAAGGTATCAGGTTTTATGTCTCGTTCGCTTGCTCGTTTGCATTTGGTGAACTCAAACTTATGGAAGGATCCGCTAAGATTATCTCTCTCATCGCACGAGACGAAAGTCAGCATCTTGCACTTACTCAAAAGATAATGTACAAGTGGAGGAAAGGAGACGATCCTGTCATGAAAGAGATCCACGAAGAAGAGAAAGAGAATGTTATCTCTATGTTTAAAGCAGCAGTCGATGAAGAGAAAGACTGGGCGAACTATCTGTTCTCACAAGGTAGTATCATAGGACTAAACGAAAGATTATTATCACAGTACGTTGAGTGGATAGCAAACAGACGTATGAAAGCACTAGGTATCAAACCAATATACGATATCCCTGCATCAAATAACCCATTACCATGGACAGAACACTGGCTAAATAGTAAGGGTCAACAAAACGCACCCCAAGAAACTGAAATCGAATCTTATGTTGTCGGAGGCATTAAGCAAGATGTGGATGCAAAAACTTTTGCAGGGTTTAAACTTTAACCTTGTTGGACAAATGGAAGAAGAAGAACGACAGACTGATCCTCTCTGTCATAGACCCGAAAATTGGTATCAGGGACCACTTATCTTTTTTGAAGAAGGTGAAGAGAGACTTGAAAAAGAGTGGTCTGACTAGAAGAAAAAAGAAATAGTAGCGATTGTAACATTAAGAGAATCTTAATTCGCATAAATAGTATTGTTATGATATAATAACATTACGTTCATCTTATGTGTAACATAAGTTCATCTTATGATTGGTATCGCACTATCAGCGACGCTTCTCTCCGAACACTATCCTGCCCACTGGCAGATGACATGTGAAGAGTGGAACACCAACAGGATTGAGGTTCTAACAGATAGTAACCTTAATCGTGATGCTAAGGAGTATCTTATTGATTACTTCTTTACCAAAGTTGAAGATAGAAATTGCGAACCTTTACAGATAGGACGCAAGTAAATCGCGGAACGGTACGTTCATCCTATGATACATATGCTTGGATTATTACTCGCATCTACTCAGGTAGTTACAGTCTCATGTGGAGACATTAATACACTTGTAGATCGTGCTAAGGTCTACCCAGATCTTAGTGATAAAGATAGACAAGAAGTTATTGATCTTTACTATGAGTTTGGTGAAACACAAGGATTGTATTGTAAGGACGCAAACGATTGAAGGAACGGATCCTAAAAACATCCTATTACTAAAAATCAAATGGCACAAGTTACTTATCGCGGTGTTCAGTATGACACAAATCGTACACGCAAGGACACAAACGTAAACGCTGATCAAACACAACTCGTATATCGAGGAATTAAAGTAAACAAGGAGGTCTAATCATGCTACTGACAGTAGGTGGTATCTCCCTTGGAATGGCATTATTCTTAGGAATAATCTATACGGAAGTTAGACTCTTACAAAAGGAAGGGTTCTAGTCATGAAGTTAAAAATCCATTTCGATTGGGACCACAACATTCCAGAATATGATCCTGAGATTCACAATCCAGAAAAAGTATTCGCATTTCTCTGTTACAGAGGGGTCCACTATGCCAAATGGGTTTACCTAGATAACTTCAATATTAATAACTGGAACTTATTCAATCCTAGACAAAAGTAAAATTAAGTGTTACAATATGAGGACACCATCGGGTGTCCTTTTTATTATCCAAAATAAATATGAGTGAAGAATTAGAACGTAAGTCCATGAAGATCTTTCTAGACAGTAGTGATGTTAATGAGATCACTAAGGCAGTAGACACTGGTCTTATAGATGGGGTTACTACTAACCCAACACTGATGTTACAGTCAGGGTTGAATCCAAAAGATGTACTTGAATCTATTACACAATTATTTGGTTGGGATGCGTCAGTATCAGCAGAGGTGTCAGGAGATACCGTAGAAGAAATGCTGGAAATGGCAGATGAATATGTACAAATTAATCCAAACATTACAATCAAGGTCCCTTGCACAGTCGAGGGTCTTAAAGTATGTAATGACCTAGCAAGTGATGATATAAAAGTAAACGTTACTCTTATATTCTCAGTTGCACAGGCAATCCTAGCAGCAAAAGCAGGAGCGTCTTTCGTATCACCTTTCGTGGGTAGGGTTGACGACAACTCATTCAGTGGTGTAGACTTGGTAGGAGATATCGTTGCAACATACTGTCAACATGGTATCGAGACCGAAGTTCTTGCAGCATCATTAAGGAATGTGAAAGATGTATCAGAATGTTTTAAACGTGGTTCTCATGTAGTTACCATGCCTCCTAAGATATTCTGGAAGATGTATGATCATGTACTTACACGCGAAGGACTCGCTAAATTCAACGAAGACTGGGCAAAGGTAATGGCATCATGAACGTAGACAAAGTAAAACTAATTGCACACAACCTCAAACTCTTAGCAGAGAGTTTAGAGGATGCTATCAAGGAAGATCCTGACAGTTATCTTAAATCAGATATCAATCAGAGACCTTATACATATAGTGATGACTATGAGGGAACTTGAAACCACAGAGTGCAAAAGGTAAGGGCAGACGATTCCAACAATGGGTTCGGGACATGCTCATAGAACACCGTAATATCCACCCAGAGGACATAGAGTCTCGAAGCATGGGTGCAGGAGGGGAAGATTTGATTATGGCAAGAGACGCTAGGTCAAAGTTTCCTTTCAGTATTGAGTGTAAGAATGTAGAGAAGTTGAATGTATATGAAGCATATTCACAGGCAGAAGCGAACTCAGGTAATCATGAACCTATCTTGTTCATGAAGAAGAATCGCAAGAAACCTCTTGTAGTTGTAGACGCTGAATGGTTTATTAAACATGTTCACTATACCGATTGAATCATTTAAAGTTCCTGACTGGGACAAATGGAAACCACTTATACTGTCTCAATGTGATGAGAACAGTCCACAGGCACACATAACTGGTGGACGTGTCAACACACATGAAATGGACACAGACTATCATGACTTGGTTACTAACAAGTCAATGCCAAAATATTATTGGACAGTATTAGATGCACTCAAACCTATCATGGATGAGATGCAACATGATTACGAGTTAGACATATACAATCTAGTAGCAATGTGGCATCAGACCACAGCAAATGGTCAGTTCCATGGGGTACATAACCATGGTCCTGTTGGCATCACAGCAGTATTATATGTTGACTTTGATCCTGCTATCCATAAGGCAACAACATTCTTTGCACCGTTCCATAACTATATCAATGGTGAGGTGGTAGATTATATGCCTGACGTGGAGGAAGGAGACGTTGTGTTCTTTCCCTCATACTTACCACACATGCAGGAACCTAACTTTACTGGTGTTTCGAGGACTATTGTATCATTTAATATCATGGGTAAAGAAATGGTACCACACAAAGTTCACCCACGAACTATATAATATATGAACTATCGTGATCGTTATGTTACCGTCGACTTAGACGACGCTGAATTTAATTCACTACAACAATTTCTATTTTTGCAGAAAGGATATGAATCCACCGAGATTGATAAGGTTAGAACCTCTGACGTAATATTCGTACAGGATAAAGACCTTGACAATCTCGTTTTGTCTTATGTAATGAAAGTAAATGAAGCAGCAAACTGGAACTTTGATGTAGACTTCCTTGAACCGTTACAACTTACACGCTATAAAGAAGGAGACCACTATGACTGGCATCAAGACGAATCCGAATGGCACGCTGAGAAGAGAACGAATGGAAAGATAAGAAAGATATCTTTCACCCTCTTACTCAACGATGACTTTGAAGGCGGAGACTTTCAACTCATCAATCAAACCGTACCATTAAAGAAAGGACAAATGGTCTTCTTTCATTCCGACGACTATCATGGAGTTGACCCTGTTAAATCAGGTGTAAGACACTCCTTGGTGGGTTGGGTCTTAGGACCTCCATGGCAGTAGATTATTTGTCATACGATTCCTATGACAATCCACAACTTATTTGCAGACCAACTGCAAATTCTTCATGATGCTACACTCGGGAAAATTGATCTCGAAAAAGAGCATCCATTTCTTTCAAGACAGTTACAACTATTCTATAAGAAACATAGTAACAATGACCTCACACTGGTAGAAAATCTAACGGTTGATTTCTACCATGCACAACCTGTATAATGACATTCAAACCAGAACCAATATATTATGATGGCAAGGTTGCCTTTCCTCGCACTGACTTTATCTACTCCGAAAAGATAGATGAAAGTGTTACTGATGGTATCATAGACTTCTATCATACACAGGACATATTCGAGAAGTGGGCAGGAGAAACCATTGCTGATGACGGTACTGGTCTAGTCAATACAGAGATAAAAGATTCCCTAGACAATCCTGTCTTTGTAGGAATCTCTGACGAAAGAGTCAGAAACTTCACAGCAGAAGTAAACAGGGTAATGAATAATTACGTTGAGATATTTCCACTGTGTAGCAAAACATCTGGTTGGAAGATGGAAGAGTTCTTCAACCTACAATATTACAAACCTGGTGGGGGATACCACTTGTGGCACTGCGAACGTCAAAGTTCTTCTCGGTCTAACACATATAGACACATGGTCTGGATGACCTATCTGAATGACGTTCCTGACGGTGGCACTGAGTGGTTCCATCAAGAAACATATATTCCTGCTCAAAAAGGACTAACTGTGATCTGGCCAGCGGACTGGACGTATCATCATAAGGGACGCAAATCAGATACATCAGATAAACTTATAGCAACAGGGTGGTATCATTTCGTATAACGTGTTATACTATGCCTAGACTCGGTAAAGTTTTTATGACACCTATCATTCTTATGGAGAGAGAACCCTATCGTTACGTCGATGCAGGGGTATTAGACAATGGAACATCTGATTATAGAATTCAGAAGTTAGGTACGTCAGGTAGATACAAAGACATGTATCTATGTGACAATGCAATGCAAATAGAAACCGCTATGGAGGACTTCGAGTACACCAAGTGGTTAGACCCAGATCCAGAAGTGAGAGCATACAGCAAACAAGATGATTAAAGATCTAATTAACAACACAGACACCCTCCTCTCACGGAGGGTTAATAATTGCTCGTACAACTTAGATAGATCTGAGTTGGCACAGACATTAGTAGAGAGTATGCTACACCATAGAGGTGTGGGTCTGTCTGCTAATCAGATTGGCATAAACGAGAGAGCATTTGCTATGGTGTCAGACATAGAGACCATGCAAGTTATTGTGGTGTTCAATCCTAAGATCATCAAAGAGTATAATAAAAAGGAAACCATGGAAGAAGGGTGTCTATCCTATCCAGAGACATTCCTTCAAATAGAAAGACCATATAGTATCGTGGTAAAGTTTGAGGACGAAGAGAAGACAGTACATAAGATCAAGATGGAAGGACTGATGGCAAGAATATTTCTACACGAATACGATCACATGGAGGGCATCAACTTTACTCAGAGAGTGTGACGGTTAGAGAACTGCAACAAAGCATTTGACAAATGTTAAGAAATTATATATAATTGTAACAGTTCTTAATAAAACTAAACAAAATGACAACAGTAACAGAATCAGGCGGAAGACAAAACATGTACCCGACTGAACCTCGTCCTTACTTAGATGAGTCATACAAAGGTTATGGACTAAATGCAGAACAAATCAATGGTAGACTTGCTATGATTGGACTTGTTACTGGTTTTATTTCATACGCTTACACAGGCAACTTCTTCTTCTTTGGTCTTCTTGGTTTCTAACCATGACGATCATCGAATCTATTTTATACACACAAACAACACAAAAACGGTACACTATCATGACACCAGAAGCAGAAAGATTTAACGGTTGGGCAGCAATGCTTGGATTCGTAGCAGCAGTTGGCGCATACGTCACAACAGGACAAATCGTTCCAGGTATTTTCTAATGACAGACCTACAATCAAAAACAGTAGCAGAAAAGTTAAACGGTAGACTAGCAATGCTAGGTATTATCGCAGGACTAGGTGCTTATCTAACAACAGGACAAATTATTCCTGGGTTTGTATAAGTGGAGATCAGTCCTTTCCAAGCAATAATGTGGTGCCTCTATCCAGTAGGGGCACTCGTTCTTGTGGAATTATTCCTTCGTGCCTCCGATGGGGATGATGATGACAATGATCAAGGGGGCGGAATATTACAACCAGTATACGGAGCAACATGATTAAAAAAGTAGCACCACTACTAGCATTTCTATGCTTAACAAGTGTAACAGCAACAGTCGGACTTCCTGTATTCGCTATATAAAAATAGTTACTGCTTGACGATGGATCGTTTTGCATTAGAATACAATAAGAATGGTGAGTGGGTTAAACTTAATCGCTACACCAACCTGTCTAAACACAAGGCAGCATTCTATCAATACCTATGTCATACTATGACGTGGGCAACCAATTCTAAACAAGAAATCAGGATGGCACAGCATGATTGACGAGTGGAGATACACACCAGAGCGTCTCGAAGAGAGACGCTTTTGTCTTGGAGCACTTATGTTCTTCGAGGTGACCATAGACAAAGACGCATACTATTTTTGCCATGAGTATACAGAGAGTGGCAACTGCAAAGAATTAGTGGACGAGTTCCATGAGAAAGGGCAAACATATCTGTGGCAACAAATCAAAGACGCATATGATACTTGGAAGCACGAAAGAAGTGCTTCATAAAACTTGACAAACTTGTAAAGTTTTGTTAATATAAATAAATCAGTGAGGATTTCCTCACATCTTGGGACTCGAAAGGATCGCCATCCCAGACTGCTTCAACCAAGACCTATGGGCAGTATAATACTTCGTCTTTTATCCAGTAGTAAGGGATTACTGGAAATAAGTTTCGCATCTAACCCTCGATGCCCTACTTACACGTCTTTTTAAATGACAACCCTAAACACAACTTCACGCAGACAACAAGGACTCCTAGCAGGGTGGCCTGAGTTTTGCGAGTGGGTAACATCAACAAACAACAGACTATATGTTGGTTGGTTCGGTGTACTCATGATCCCATGCTTACTCACAGCAGCAGCATGTTTCATCGTTGCTTTCATAGCAGCACCTCCTGTCGATATCGACGGAATCAGAGAACCAGTAGCGGGTTCTTTC